TTAGACATGGCCTAAAAGTTTCCTCCGTTAACAAGTGTTAATTTAGTTGTGGTTGTATCTGCCTTAAATGTAGCAGAACTAGAGTCATAGTAAATAACAGATCCATCAACTTTATCAGTTGAATTCAGTGTAAAGTTTGAACCAGCACCTTGTGGGCCTTGAGTAGCTACAGTAACAACCCTAGTTTCACCATTAACAGTAACAGTGTTTTTATTAGTTGTAATGTTGACTTGGCTCATGTTGTTGTATAACCCTCGCTTATAAACATCTTACCTTCTAAATAATATTCTTTAAGACCAGATCCATCAACTAATAACACATCGTAAGCTAATATTTCTGGAGTAAATGTTGTTGTTTGGGTGTCTGTTAAAGCTATAGAAAAAGAACCTGCTGCTCTATCTGTATAAGTAACAGCCCAATCTGCATATTTTGTGGAACGTGATTCATCCCAAACCTGTGCTGCTACTGTATATCCTGTTAAATTTATTGCCGTTCCAGAGTTATCCTTCAGCACAATAGGAACACTGTGATCTGACCTTCTTTGAACGGTCATGTTGTATGTTCCAGGTGCTATTGCCATTAGCTATATGGTGATGTTCCTAGTATATCAGTTTTCCATTGTGCTTTTAGTGCCGCTTCGTCTGAAGCCGCTGCAATACCAGAATCAGCAGGGGCATCTCTTAATGCTTGTTTCTTAGCAACAATATCTGTTGTACTAGCTGAAGTTTCCTGTGCTTTTTGAAATTCAACATCAAGTGCAGCAAGTAATGGAGTTCTTGCTTCTCTTATATTTGTTTTGTGAATCTCTCTG